CCCATATCAAAATTCTGTTCTCTCTCTTTGGCGTTGATACCCGGGCCGGCCTGGTCCGTGAAGCCATTCTCCACAAGATCGTTGTTCAGGTGGCCGCTGTGTTCCTGGCCGCCCTGATGATGCCTGCCGTGATTGGTGATGTGGGTTTGCGCGGGAACCGCCTTCCACAAAGCCGGATCCGCCAGCGTGAACTCGAGACTTTCCAGCAGGGAGCTATCTGATGAGCACTTCAAACACTTTCATGACCGTCGAGCAGCAGGGAAGCACATTGGGCCAGTCAGCTGTCGGCCCCTCTTTTCTCGACGCAACATTTCACCGGGCTCAATCCCGGCTCAAGAACCGCAAAGCGGGTGGCGATGTTAAGGGCGGTGATGCTGTACGCCCTCTTTTTTGCCCAGAGCTGGCCACTGAGCACGCCAAGGACAACGACGAACGCTGGTTGGACTACCAGCGGAAACTGATTGCGAGGAAAGCAGCATGAAACGACTAGTTGCAATTTTTATCGACACCGCTTGGTTGGCTGGCCTGTATTTTGGCCTGGTCCACGGCATAGAGGGTGCGCTTAATGTCGGCATCTTCCTGACTTGGTTCATGTTCGTCGTGAGCTTCGGACTATTCGATAAACAGGTGGCCTCTGAAACGGGGAATATCCCGCTCTGGGCCATCAGTCGATCAGTGGCATTTGACCTCGCTGCAATTGCCATGCTCGTTTGGCACGGCTGGATCATTACCGCGATCGCAGCAACCTGGGCTTGTGTCATCGGTTTCGGCGCCTGGAGCCAGCAACGCAAAAGGAGAGCAGCATGAACACAGATACGGAAATCCTGCAGATCGTGAACCTCTCACTGATGATCAACCGGCTTGGTGGCCATCAGGTGGTTCTGAATATGCGCGGAGAGTCTGCGCACTTCTGCGCTTTCATCTACCCGCACGGCTCACAGGCCCCGGTGGATTACCTGCACACGTTTACAGACAAGCCAGAGGCATACCCACAGCTACGGTTAATCCGCCAGCAGCTGGAGTTCCTTCTGGCCAATGAGGAAGCGAAAGCACAGCAGCAGGTGGCGGCATGAACGCAATCAGAAAAGAAAAGCTCCGGATACTGAATCTGGTTGAGGAGATTAAAGACCGCAACCTGGCCGCGCTCTCTATGGATATCGCGCACAAGAATGATCGGGTGGCTGTGTACCAGTGGGTTGGGGATCAAATACTGCACCAGTGGAACGCCTACCCAGTGCCAACCATTCTGGATGACCTGAAGCAAATCCGGGCGGAACTTGAGCAGATGCTGCGGGACGGCATCAGAGAAGCGAGGAACGCAGCATGAACTTCAACGATCTATCAGAGTTTGGCCGGGTATACGCCAGCCTTAGGGTTGATGATCCCCAGCAGATACATGAGGCGTTTGAGGCCGATCAGCTGGCTGATGATGACGCTGCACTCGATCTGGAGCCTGCCCGGGTGTATGTGCACCCAGACGGTGAGCACTTTGAGATTGGCGGCCTGTGTGGGGATGGCGGGTGCTTTACCACTACCGGGCGAGTGATCTCAAAAGCCGAGTTTCTGGAGTGTGAGAAGTTGCCGATTGGCAGGGGGTTTCGCAGATGAATATGAACGGCAGGAAGTTGCCCCAGGAAATAGAGGATGCCTTGTGTCGAGATATCCGCACGCGGATTGAGATTCAGAAAGGCATGGCAGAGAACACCCAGATGGTGCTCGAGCTTGAGCTGGGTATCAGCCTGAAGACTATTTACGCCATTGAGCACGGCCATTATGACGCCCTTTCACCAAGAAAGGTCAGCGCTCGAATAATGCATGAGGTTCGCAGGCGCAGGCAGATTTACAACCTGGGAAAAGAAGCGCTGCAGGGTTACACCGTGGATGCTTTATGTGAGCGATACAACCTTGGCAGCACATCGATCGAGAAGCGGATCAGGCTTGTGAAGGACCAGATGATGCATGAGCTGGCGCGAAGGAACGTGGCATGAACCAGATCGACCTCATTCAAGCCGAACAGGTTATGCCGGCCAATCCGCCAGCACAGGCTCCAGTTCAGATTGCTCCTGTGCAGGGCAAAACCCGCTCGTATCGCGGATGCCAGGTGCCAGCCACCTACATCGATACATACGGGATGAGAACCTTCCGTCAGCCAGTCCTGTTCTGGGTTTTGGATCTGATTTTGGACGCGCTGGAGCTGGATTCTATGCATTGGTACGACCTGCCTATGGCGGTCGGTGTGCCTGTGAGCACCTCCACGCTCTCCCGGCATCTTCTTCTGCTGGAGTCAGCCGGTTTGATTTCCGCAGAGCCTGTCTATTTCGGCAGCTCATCCCCTCGCCTGGGCAACTATCGCGGATATCAGAAGCGCTACCACCTGGCCGAATCGGAGGCTGCGTGATGGCTATGAGCGATAAAGAGCGCAAGCAGCGCCAAAGGGCTCGAGAGCGGGAGCTTGGCGTTTGTGAAATGCGGCTTTACCCAACAACGGTTGAGCGGCAAATGATCCGCCTGGCTGCGATGGCGGCCGGGTATGAGGACCAGACAGAGTATCTGCTGGATCTGGTGCGCAAGGATCGTGACACGTCACAGAAAATCAATTCGGACTGTCCGGACTGCAAAGGCCGGGGATGCTTCACCTGCTGTAACAGTGAGGCGGAAATAAGAATGCGGGCCAGAAAGGGGGCAATGGCATGAGCATTCCCAGCAAACCTCAATGGAAAGAAGGACTTTCCGAAGTTGATGTTGAGATCAACTGCGATGGTCAGAAACTTCAGGCGCAAGGCATCACCCATGAAAACACTCCTGGGCTAGCAGTCACCATGCATCCCTTCGGACTTTTCACGGTGACTCACATAAACACAGGGCTTCGGATGTGCAACACCTACGAACGATCCGCTAGTGCCCTACTGGCCATGAGTCAGTTCAGCCTGATTGCGAAGATGCAGGGCAAGTCGTGGGTAGACCTTGATAAAGACGGTGGGTTCGATCTGATGCAGGAAGCCGCGGAGAACGAAGTGCCCTTTGATGGAAACAGCCACACCTCTATCGAAGGCACTCGGAAGATGACAGTGAAAGAGTGGTTTCAGGTTATTCGGATGCCAATGTGGGATGAATTCCCCTGGGAAGATCGGGATCCGTTTGATGAGGCGCTGGAGAACTTCAAAAAGCTTGGGGGTGCGGCATGAGCATGCGGGAAGATTTTGAATCAAAGATGGCAGGCGAGGCCATGCTGGATTGGGATGACGGCATGCAGGAATACCGTTCAGTCGTCACTCAGAAGATGTGGGTTACATGGCAAGCGGCCCGCGCCACGGATTCAGGGAGTCAGGTGGTGCCGGAGTGGATGGCTGAAATTTCTCAGAACCTGAAAACTCAGGATAACCGGATAACCGCTGATCCTCTGTTTGTTGTTTTCCAGAAACGGGAAATTGTCACCCATGAGGATTTCGACTACGACAGAATTTCTTGGGGAAGCTCAGATGGCGAGGCACCAGAGGAAATTCAAGAGCAGTTGAATGAGCTTTATGGCGATGTAGAAAGCGACTTTTTCCGAGAAGATCAAATCACCCACACTTCCGAGGATGGCACGGAGACCTGGCAGCGGGCGGCACTCAAAGAAATTGATGAGTTCGTTACCGCTTGTTTCACCGAGGCCGGCGCAGAAGCCTATCTGAAAAGCAACGGGCACAACCTTCGACAACCGTTTATCTATGTGACCTCGCTATTCCGCAACGAAGAAATGAAAAACCTGCGCGAATGGCTATCCACCAGCCCCGGCAATGGGTGGGTTAGGTGTGAGGATGAATGGCCTCACACAGAGGAAGTTATCTGGGTTGACGACAACAGCTATCCCAAGCCCACGCTGCTCGATGTTGGTTTTTTACAGATGGCAATTGATCTGGGGCGGGTCCGACACTGGATGCCAACCGGCCTCAAGCGCCCACAGCCCCCAACCGGAGAATCAAAATGAACACAGTAACCAGAACTCGTTTCAATCATCGCTGCGTCAGCCACACACGTTTCGGCGGGGTGACACGGATCAAAGGCCCAATCTGCGGTGATCTGTTCATCCCGGCCAAAGGGGTCAGGGTGCTGAACTATGAGCGGAGTATTGAAGCGCCGAAGCCGGAGCGGTTGGCGGGGAATGGAGGGACGCCAGAATGATTACCTTCTCCGGAGGGCTGATACTTGGCCTGATTATTGGGGCCCTGGTTGTCACTGCCCTGGCGCTATACATCCTCTGGTCGCCAGTTCGCGGGCTTCGTGATAGGTGCCGAGAAGCAGAGCAGGAAAACGAACGAGTCCGCCAGGCCAACCTTGATGTGATGATGCACTTTGAGGATATGAAGGCTGCTAAAGAGCAGGCAGAGGCGATTGCTGAAAGCGAGATACTTGGGTTCCAAACCGTAGCTATTGAGATCTGCCGGCAGGAGGCGGATGAGTGGGATAGCGATAGGCTTCATACGTTTAAAAATTACGCAGAGGCTTGCGGAAAGCGAATTGGTAAATTGATACCAGCGAATGCAAGAGCACAATTGTTGCAATTACGGGCAGAGGCGGTGGAGGCGTTTCTTTTGGAGCAGGCACCACTGCTGGACAGATACAGGCCCGGACCAATTAACGAACAAGACCATTGTTGTGAGTTTAATTTGCTGCGAGAAAGGGAGCGACTACATTCAGAGGCCAACCGCCTCAGAGCCAAAGCAGAGGAACAGGAGAAAGGGGGCGGGGATGAATCTTAAAGCATACAGCTTTCATGACGGTGAGCCGGTGGACGGCGCGGTTTTGGTGTTCGCTCCCAACTTCCGGCATGCAAAAAAGATTGCCTATCCAGTTGTTCGCGGATGGACTGGCTGTGAATACCTGGATGTTCAAGGACACCGGCTCTGGAATGATGCCTGGCTGAAACAGCACGCAGCTGATCAGAAGAAGCTGGCAGCCGGTGAGCCGCACGTTATCGACAATCCGCCAGCCTGCAAAGGCTGCGAACTCTGGCATGACGAGCTGGAAGAATCCGGGTTCTGCGAGAGCTGTGCCGAAGAACAGGAGGAAGCCGCATGAGCAGAATAGCGCTTAGTGAATGGAAAGATGAAAACTACCCAGGGGAGCGCCCTTCCCTACGCACCTGCCAGAGCTGGGCAAAGCAGGGCCTGATCCCGGGCGCGGTCAAGATTGGTGGGCTATGGTTTGTTGATCTGGAAATCGAAAAGCAGGCCAATGGCAATAACCGAGTGGCAAGGATACTGGCGGCTTAAATTAGGAGGTTGAGTTGAACAAAGCAGAGCAGGAACTTTTTGAGAAGCATTTCCGCGAACTGAAGTTACAGGGGCGCCTCAGTCGAGAAGATGCCCTGGCTCTCTGGCTGGCCGGCAGGCGTAGCCATGGCCCTGTGGTTGCCGAGCTTCACCGGGCGGAAGTGATGGGCGGCGGGGTTCACGAATCATGGAAGGACTATCCGCGGGAATATGGATTCTTCCGGATGTATCGGGATGAAACAGCCTGCAGCGATCGAGTCGCGGAAAGCCCGGAAGGATAATATGGCACCACGGAAACGGCTTCGAAGGAATGCGGATCTTCCCCCGAACCTATACACCAACAAGGTCGGGGCGGTCACTTATTATCGGTACAGGCGTCCGGACAATGGCCGGTTTCACAGCCTGGGCACGGTCAAGGGCACGGCAATCGCTGATGCCCGCCAGCTGAACGCCATCCTGCTGAAGGACCCGGATCGCATTGGCCAGGTGCTGGGGACGGCGGAGCAAACAATGGCCCACCTGATTGGCCGGTATCGGAAGGAATATCTTCCGGATCAGAACCTGGCGCCGAGCACCGTGAAGCTGATTGGCTACAGGCTGAATCGATTTGAAAAGGATCTGGGCCAGATGCTGGTGGAATCGTTCGATGTAAAAGCGGTGGCTGAATATCTGGATGACAACTTCCAGCGGGACAGCTACATCAAGCACCGGACCACCCTCACCGATCTGTTCACGTTTGCGCAGATGAAAGGGCTGTATCCGTCCGACATTCCCAACCCGGCCGGGGCCACCTATGCGAAGTCAGGCTATGAGAAGCAACGCCAGCGGCTCACCCTGGAACAGTTCAAAGCCATTTATGCGATTGCCCCGGAATGGCTGCAGGTTGCCATGGAGCTGGGCCTGGTTACACTGCAGGGCCGGATGGAAGTGATCAACATGCGCTTTGCAGATTACGATGAAAAGGCCGGGACGCTCCAGGTAGTTCGTGAGAAGGTCAAAAAACATGAGCACGCTTTCCTGATTATCGAAAGCCCGCGGTTGGCGAAGATTGTTTCCCGGGCCAGGCGCTCCGATATCGCCAGCCCGTTTATCGTTCACCGAGATCCAGAGAGGCGCAACAAGGCCAAAGACCGCCAGCACTGGTCACAGCTTACCCCGAACCATTTCAGCTCAGAGTTCAGGCGCGTGCGGGATGAGACAGGTCTATTTGACGATGTGCCCAGGGAGAAGCGGCCAACCTTCCACGAAGTCCGGGCGCTGGGCTCCTGGCTATACAAGAAACAGGGCTTTGATAACGAGGGGTATGTGCAGCCGCTGATGGCGCACGCTGACGAGAAGATGACAGAGCATTACCAGAAGGGGCACGAACAGCAGTGGGTTCGTGTTAAAGCGGAGTTGGATGTGAGCGGGGTTTTTGGGAAATGAGCGTAAAATTTAACTATGCAGAGCTTTTGGCGGGCTTGCACAAAACCAGCGTTACATTGGAACCGAAATCTGATGGCTTCTTTGTCTTTGATGAGGCGGGGAAAACGTTGATTGGCAACTTACCGATCACGCTTATTCAGGGCCCGCAAAAGCTTCATGGGGTTCTAATGGTTCGGGAGAATGCACTGCTTTTCGAATCAAAGGCTGAAGTCGCAATAGAACTGGTTGATGGAAAAGGAGAACACCTTGATCTAAGGCCTGGCGATACGCTTCAACTGGAACTAGGAACCTTTTCCGATGCTTAGAGGGGCTGGAAATGGATGAGCAGATTGAGAGAATAACGATCCCTGAAGTTATCGAACGCTTTCGGGAATATCAGGCGAAGAACCCTGCATGGGGATCTCTCCACATCGTTCTTGATGATGGCAACGTGGAAGATCACTCCGTTCTATTCTGCTATCAGTACGCGATCGAGAAACAAGATCTTGAGGGTGCGGATCTGGCGCTGCTGCTTCTAAAAATGTCCAAAACCCAGAGGCTGAAACTGCCGCACGCGGCTGGCAAAATACAGTAGTTTAAGTTGTTGATTTCGTTATCTGCGCTATGTGCGTTATCTGCGCTACTGAAAAGGCCCGCTTTCGTTTTGTTTCAACTACTTGCGGGCCTTCGACCTTCACCTTGACATGGTAGAGGTCCCCAGTTCGAATCTGGGTGGTCCTACCAATAAATCAGCCACTTACGCTGAACCTGCAAAAGCCTTGGCAAAATTTTGGCAATAGATTGGCAAAATAAAAGGGCTATACAGTATCCAGAATCAGCCGCCTCCGGGCGGCTTTTTCGTTACTGGATGGCCAGCCGATCGAGCACAAAACCATCTTCTTCATCCTGCTCCAGAAGATCCGCAATCACGTTGTCGTAACCGTCCATCTGGCTATACCACACAGGCGAACGATCGTTGGCCAGCTCCGGCTCATAGTAAACCATGGAAAGTGCCTTCTGGCCGTTGGCCTTCACGCCAGAGCCCCATAGCAAACCCCGGGCGCCATACTCCGTGTTGACGGTATCACCCAGGCTGCTGGTGGTCGTGAAGCTGTCTACGCCGAAACCCTGCGGGATTGAGAGCGCCGCCGTCTGGGTGTAGGTGCTATTCCCTGAGAACGAATCACCCTGAATCTGCAGTGACTTCTGCTTCACACCGTCCATGAAGATATTCACTTCTTCCGAATCGCTGTTGGATCCGGAGAAACTGACCACCCATTCATTAAATCCATCGTTGGTGTCATAGGGATCATCTGCGCTGGTGGTGTAGTCAGCAGTGAAGTAGTGGCACCACACCGCGCAGAAATTGAACCGGGCATCGATCGCCACAATCTTCAGTTCGTTATCGGTGGAGGAAAACGATTCGTTGATTGATTCTGAGAGCGTGCCGCTCGGTGTAGCCTGGCCGTCATCTGAAAACTGCAGCGAAGTGGTTGATTCTGAATTAGCGCTCCAGGTGAATGGCGCGGTGGCCAGAACCTTTCCCTCACTGGTGACAATTTCCGTTGGTCCTTCACTGGTCAGGGTTTCCGAAAACGCTGAGACCCCTTCACTTAACCTCGGGAAGTTGGTGTTCAGCCTGCCAGTCAGGTGACTGTCACGGTAGAGAGAATACGCCGGTAGTTTCTGGCTTACTTCCACCACCTCGTTGCCGATGTATTCATAGTAGATGGGCCGCTTGTTTTCGGTGAAGCTTCGGCTGGTGATCACGCGCCGCTCGATAACCTCCGGCACAATGTCATCGGAAAGGATGTTTGTGTAGTCCAGGGTTGTCGTGCCGATGATATCGGCCTTATCCCACATTTTCAGGTAGCTGGCGCCGGTTGAGACGTTCAGGCGCATCCGGTAGATCTTTTCTGGCAGAAGGCCGCCCCGGTCCCTGGCGGTGCAAACCGCCTCCCTGCCGTCCCGGCTGAAATACCAGTCAGTTGTGGCCGCCAACTGAGTCGAGTTGTAAAACGTGAACAGTTCTTCTTCCTCGGCGTCCGGCACCGGGCGCAATTGCTCATCCAGAGGTACACGGACAACAGCGCCAGATTCGGCCAGGTATTTCTCAGAGTTGACCACGGCCACCAGATAGCGCTGCTCACCCTGCATATAGACTGCTGCACCGTGCACGTTGTCATCAAAAACCCAGAGCACTTCACCGCGCAAGAACACTTCCGGGCCCGCCATCCAATCCTTGCGCCAGTGGGCAAAATCCCCGGGCTGGTTCGGGTAGTCCTTGGTATCCGGCTCACCTACGCCGTGAACGTCATACATCCTGGTAGGCGGGCCAGCCCATGAGAGAACCACACCCTTATCACCAATCCAGTTCCGGTATCCGTAGCGCCGCGGCAGGCCCTTGTTGATGGTGTACGCCCCGGCCTTGTAGTTCAGGCGCCAGACGCCATCGTATCCATCTTCAGCGCCAATCGGCGGGTTAATCTCGCCCAGCTCTGTCTCATACGGCTGGCCGTGGACAATGGCAAACGAAACCTTGTCCGGCATCACCACCTGATATCTGGAAACCCAGAACACAAAGCTGATATCCGAGCACTGCGCGGGCTCTTTCTCAAAGCCAATGACCAGCGGGCCGGAATCGGTGAACCTGACCAGAACACGGTCGCCTTCGTTGAAGGCCGCGCCGTTGCAATCCATATACTGAATTGGGACTGATTCGTAAGAAGCCAGCTGGTTGATATTAAGATCTTGCGCAGAAGAAAAGGCATCATCCAGTGTCAGCTTGCAGGCATCCCCGGCAAGATCGGTGATCGTTCCAACGCGATACTTCGGCTGCCACTTCTGAACACCAGGGAGAATCGCGCAGTTGAAGAAGATCTGGGCGGCGGATTGAGCTTCATCAGGGACCAGCCCGCCGTCACGGCTTTTGTTGTAGCGCGCTTCACCGCTGAACCCCGGCTGAATAATTACGCCCCGGCCGCCTTCATCGTTTACATCCGCCAGCCCGACTTCGCCCTGCAGTTCTTCGGTGTAGTCTGCGCACCAGGCGTCCAGGGTTTTGGATTCCGGGACGCTCTCGAGCTGGGCCCGGCGCTTCTGAAGGGAGAGCTGTTCAGCCTGCAGAACGTCAAGCTGATACGTCAGGCGGGCAATCTCTCCGCGCTGTTTGGTGAGCTTCACCTGGAGATCACGGATCTGGGGCCCGAAGGTTTCCGGATCGTCCCGATAATCATCAATCAGCAGGTCGATATCCCGGGCGATATCATCGGCCACTGCCTGGGCCTGCAGCACTTCGGTTTTCTTTTGAGGCACCAGAACCGCCAGCTCCGCCAATCGCTTGTTGATCCGGTCCAGTTCTTCCTGCACCTTCTCCACGGCATACTTCAGGCGGATACGATAAAGGCCGGCGCCCTCGCTGGAAATGATTTCGCCTTTTGACATTAACGCTGGCTCACTTCACAGAACTTGTCAGCGCTGCTGACGAAGAAATTGATGTAACTGGCAGTGAACGATTCCCCGAGCGCTTCCACGGTCATTCCGGGCTTCAGGAAAAGATCGATATCACACCGGGCGCGGAGCTTGCCATCGGTCAGACTCAGGGAGCGGACACCCTTCAGGATGCGGGTTGCTTTCTGAGCTGGGCTGGCCGGGGCATAACCGGAGACGGTAACGGTGAAATTACGGGGCCCACGATCATAGCGGAAGGTTTCGAACTTCGATCGGAGAATTTCTTCGGCCCGCTCGGTGCCATCGTCCAGGCGGTAGCCCTTGGAAATGATCAACTCGCCAGAGCTGCGTGATGAGATCTGCCCGATGATATCGGCGGCAGCCGGGATAACCGCTTGCAGGTAGTTCCGGCGCTCTCCCTGATTCATCGTTGCTTGCCAGCTGGAGATCTTGAACGTCATATCCGGGGATCCGGTAATGGTCAGCGTGTAAAACTCCTGAAGGCGGGTGGCCGGCAGTGTCGCTGTCCAGTCCTGGAAGCCGGCAAACTGTGCCGAGAAATCAAGGCCAGCCGAGATCGAGCCGAACAGTGAGGCGGTGTTACCCTCGAAGGCAGCGGAGAAATCAAAGCTGGTATCCACCGAACCGCCAGCCCCCTGAACCGATGTGAACTGCGCAGTGAAGCCCAGGTCCGCATCAATTTGCCCGGTTACAAATCCGCCCTGGAAATCAGCCACAAAATCCAGGGCGCTGTTAATGATCCCTTCAGGGTCTGAACTCGGAGGTGTGGATCCGGACAGATCGACGGAGCCAACAGCCGGGGCGGAGTAACCCGACGATGCGCCACTAAGATCAACGCTTCCGACTGCTGGCGGTGTGTAGCTCATAACTAGGCGGCCCCAAACGTGGTCACATCATAATCGCCGTGATAGATCGGCTGGAAAACCGGCAAGCCTCCATCTGTTAGCTTGAAAAGAAAGCCAACCTCTGAGGCGTTGAAATCATCGAAATTGAAACTGATTGAAGTTTCAGCAGAGCTGGCCGTGTAAACCTTGGAAATCTCAGTTTGCAGCCCGCTTACCTCAATGACTGCGAACACCGTGAAGCCATCACAGCCCGCCGGTAGCGTCAGCCCCATCGAGACGTTCCGCGTTGTCATCACGCACCCCCGACTGTAATGGTCCCTGATGTAATGGCCACAGGGCCGCCAGATGTGATCGAAGTGGTGTTCAGCTCCAGGTCAGCCCCTGAGCCGGTGGCGCCGACTGTCAGATAGATAACCTCGGCTCCATCACGGTCAATGATTCGCGCCCAGCCCGCGGTTCCGGTGGCGTTCGCTGAACTGTCGTTGGTGATCGTTTCCAGGGTGATCACGCCGTTCGATTGGGTGGCGGCGGCGTTGGTCATTGCCAGCTCCGCCAGCAGGGTGTCTGTGATAGAACCGCCCATGCTTGTGGGGAGTGATCCGTTATAGATCTCGATCATCGGCGTTGAGGCGGTGCCGGTGGCCATGGCTGTGATGATTTCACCGGCAATCGTGGAACGTAGCGCAGTTGTCAGTTTCATTGGTCAAGTCGCCTCTCTACATAGAAGGTAAGCTGGGTGATTTCTTCTCCCGGGGTGAAGGGCCCGGGCGATCCGAGGAAGCAGCCCTCACTGCATGAAACAATCAGCTGGCCGTATGCCTGCACCATGCGGGAAAGGTTGTTCACCACGGACTTGGTGGGCCGGTCAATCTCGATTTCCAGGGTGCGATCGGCATCCGAGAACCCGAAATCATTGAACACGGCGCCGCCGTCCAGAGTTGCGGTGCGGGAAAGCCGGCGCTCAATATCCCCCAGGCCCTCCCGCCGGTAGCGCTGAATGACTTCGTGGCCATCAATATCGAATTGCGGGGCGTTAATCGTCAGCATGGTTACAGCCTCAGAAGGAGTTCTTCACCATCCGCGTTCACGCGAACCTGAATGGCGTTGAGAATTTCGAACATGAAAGCTTCGAGGTGTGGCTGGAGGCCGGCGCCGTCCACTTTCAGCACAGCGTCACCGCGCTGGATGGCCCGGGTTCTGGCCTTGATCTGTTCAATCTCTGCTTCGGAGAGCCGCTTCTGAATCTTCAGGGCCTCATCCCGGCGTTCGTTTTCCAGTCGGATCTGGGCGGCAATGCCAACTTGGTCGAACTTCGAGCCTTCATTGAGCTGTCCGAACAGGGAGCTGATCAGATCCCCTGTGCCGGCGAAGGTGTCGCTGATTGACTTGGAAATGGCCTTGACCTTTTCCGCACCTGCTTCCACCTCTGCAATGTCCAGTTCAACCGTTGCCTGGATGCGGCTGATCTTTTCGTCACTGGCCAGCTCGAGCAGCCTGATCTGGTAGGCTTCAGTTTCCTTGATGACCTTCTTTGTTTTCTCGGCGGCATCATCCAGTGATTTGTTGCTCTTGATGATGGTCCCGGAAAAGCTGTTCACCTTTCCGCTGGTTTCGTCATATCCAAGCTGCAGGGTTTTGTTGTTGTCCGCCAGCTCTTTGGTGGTTTTGGAGACTTCGCCCAGAGCGCCGCCACTATCCGCCACCTGCCGATTCAATTCCTCAACAGCGTCCGTGATCCCGCGCTGGGAACCGGTGAAGTCCTCTGTCTTGTTGGCGTTATCAACCAGCTGCTGGGCGTAACGGTTGAACTCCTGCCGCTGTTCTTCGGTGATCTCGGTGGTGTAACCCATGGTCTGGCCAAGGGTTTTATTCATTTCGTCGTAGCGTTTGCTGATCTGCCTCAGTTCTTCGGTTTCATCCTGAAGCTTTTTGATCTCTCCAGTGGCCGGGGCGAAGCTTTCAGCCAGGGCCTTGATCTCATCGGCGTTGAAATACTGGTAAAGTTTCGAGCCGATCGAGCCGAATTCTTCCTCAATGTAATCGTTGATGAACGTGCCCAGGGCATAGCCGCCAGTCAGGGCAAGGCCCAGAAGCCCGCCCTTCCCTGCCGTAGAGGTGGCAATACTCTTGATGCTGTTCAAATTACCGATCACAGCCTTGAAGCCTTGAGCTCCGGCCAGTGCTGTAAGGCCGCCGCCGATGGACTCAAGCCCGCCAGCCAAGCCGCCCACTGCTGGCAGCACGGTATTGATCGACTTCGCCAAGCCAAGGATCTGCCCGGCAGACTTTTTCGTTTCCTCATCGAGGGATTGGAACTGTTCAATACCCTCGCCAATGGCGATGAACAGCGGCTCCAGGCCGTCAGCGATTCCGGCCGATACGTTGACCAGCGCAGTGAAAGCATCCACCACCTGCTGCAGCACATCCTGCAAACCCTCAACGGTGGAAAGATCCACATCACCGAACAGGCCTGTGAACAGGTCGCCAAGCTCATCACCCAGATCACCGAATGCGGAGAGCAGTTCAGACAGATCAATACCGGAGAGCGCTTCCGGGAAGTTCTCAGCAATCACCTGCAGCTTCTGATCGATGTTCTGGGCCAGCCCCTCAAGGCCGTTCAGGATTGGCGCAAAAACGCCATCTTCCAGGCGGATCTCTGAGCCAAGGGAATTGAAGATGCTGGTGATTGATTGAACGATGGAACGGGTTTCGTCGGTGAGGTTTGAGCCCAGTCCGATCAGAGCGCTGTTCAGGTTGTTCTGGAGGGTTTGGCCAAGTGCGGAAAGCGTTTCTGTCAGTTCGCGGGAGGCGCGTTCGGCAGCGCCGGCATTGTCATCGAACTTTGCCAGGTTCTGTGCGAAAGCTTCTGAGGCGTTGCCGGTCAGTGCCAGCACCGGGGCCAATGCTTCGACGGAGCCAAACAGTTTCGCCAATAATTCTGTATTGCCACCAGTGGCGTCCGCAACGTCAGTCAGGACACCGGAGAAACCTTTGCTTTCGAGGGCTGCCGCGTTGAACTCAATGCCGAGTTCTTTGGCAAGATCGCTGGCTTCCTTGGAAGGTTTCAGCAGTGACTGGATGGCTGCCCGGATTCCAGTGATGGCTTCCGGGGTGCTGGTGCCGGTTTCAGCCGTGATGGTCGCAATGGCAGCGGCCATTTCTTCGAAAGAGAGTCCGGCCGCGGCTGCCAGCGGTGCGAGCCGGCCAATAGTTTCGGAAAGCTCTGGAATCGTAGTCTGGCCAAGCTGGACGGCTGTGAAGAAGTCATCCGCATACGCCCCGGCCTCATCTGCAGAAGCGCCGAAGGCATTCAGTGTGCTGACCAGTGCAGTTGTCGTTGATCCCAGATCAGCGCGGCCGGCAATTGAAAGCTGCTCGGCGGCGGCGATCAGTTCAAGCGAGTTCTGGTAGTCAATGCCGGCAGAGATCGCGCCATAGGTTGCGCTGGTGATCTGGTCAAGTGACTGCGTTGAGCGCTCGGAATACTCAAGAATCTGGGCTTGGAAGTCCCGCAGGTTGTCAGCGGGCTGGCCGATTAGGGTGGCGATTTCACCGAAAGCGGTATCAAAGTCATCAGCGATCTTTACCGCGTAGCCTGTGATACCGATGGCGGCGGCTGCCAGAGCAGCGTCCAGCTTAACGATGCTATCTGTGATGCCCGCCAGTGGGCCAGTGAGATCCCCTACCCGATTGGTAAGGCTGTCGAGGTTTCTGCCTACGGAGGTGACGGCGGAGCCGGTTTTATCGACACCACCGAAGATAATCTCAACCGTTTTCTGCTTATCGGCCATGGTTTCTCCGGGCATAAAAAAACCCTGCCGGAGCAGGGTTCTGTGGAAGTAAGCTTATTTATTCAGTGGGCCGGCAGTGGAGCTCAACCCGATCTCGCCAGTGCTCAACGGTCTGAGCTCGGCGCTTCAATACAAAATTGTATGCGCCCTGGCTCTGGGCCAAGGTGAGCATCCTTTCGGCGCTTTCTAGCTCCAGGCGGGCGAGATTGCACGCATTTCTGTTTGCACTTTCCCGAGCTCTTACAAAGGCGGTTTCCGGAGCGTTCTCCGTGACCACGGTGCTCTCGGCAGAATCTGAGCTCACCAGTTTCTCTTTTTGACTTGCTCCCATATCGCCGGGAGAGCTCGCCCGGATCTTCACTTCCTCACTTTGTCCAGGGGGTGGCTGATTGCCAAAGTGAACATTGCCATCAGCGTCAGTCCACTTGTAAACCTGGGCCAATGCGGGAAACGAGAGAGCTGTGAGAAGAAGCAGAATCAGGCGCATGTGTACCTCCGTGTCATGTACCTGATGAGCGTAGCACAAAGCCTCGGCGGCAAACCTCCCCAGAATGGGGGCTATTTCTTTTGCCTGTACCACATAGCCCAAAGGCTCATTTCCGCATCAGTCAGATAGCCCTCTGGAAAAACATCTGGCCGGATCTCAAAGAGAAACCGGCCATTCTTTTCTGCAAGGGCTAGGCTGGCTTGGATGCTTGCTTCGCTCCAGAGGGCTTTCGCTTTACCTGGGCCTGTTGGCCTTTCCCGGTCAGCTCCATGATCTTGTTGGCCATGATGCTGAACTCAATCGGGAACACCTGAGCCAACTTGGCAACATCCGCCAGTTCCATGGCGGGTTCAACCGTTCCCAGCCTTACGTGCTCGAGGCGCTTGGCTAAGGATGCAGGAACGTCCTGATGGTAGCCGATGCCATCCATCAGGGCGCCAACCTTCTCCTTTCCACCGCCAGAGAGCCGTTCAACCAGATCGGAGAGCAGCTTGCCCTTTGATGCGGATTCTTCGGATTCGGCCAGTTCGTGCGCAGTCAGCCCGCGCACTTTCACCACACCATCACCGAAGCCGGCCTCTTTCAGAGCGTCCAGCGTGACTTCCGTTTCACGCGGGACAAACTCGGCGTTCTGGAAGGCTTTGAGGTCCAGCATTACGCTGTAACCTCAACACCCGCGGACTCAGGCGAAATGGTGCATGATGCCTGAATCTCATCACCGGCCGGGAAGGTACGGCTGATGCCGAACTTGCCTTGCTCCAGAATGTAGCCGTTCTGGAATTTGTTCGGGAAGAACTTGAACCAGAGGATTTCATTCTTCAGCTTCACCAGGCCGTCACTGATGCCATCGTTCAGATAGGCGGTGAAGGTTGACTGGTTCAGCGTTGAGCTGGTGGAGCCCAAAGTGGTGCCATAGATCTGGGTGGAGCTGACAGAGTGCGAAGTCTCGGAAGGCACGAAATCGGAGCCTTTCGGAACGTCCGCGAAGATCGGCTCCGCGTAGCTGGCGAACACTTTCTTGGGCAATGCCCCAGTGTGGATCTTCTGCAGAGCAGAGTTGAACACCACGTTGCCGTTCCGGTAGTCCACTTCGTAGATCGGGAAGTCGTAGCGCTCCTGATGCACGCCAACCACCTGGAACACGTCACCAGCGACAACAGGGGCGGCGGTGGTGCCCTGCAGGCGAACCTGACCAATCTCGATTTTAGTCACTGCAACCAGAGGAGGCGCGCCGGCATCGCCACGGCTCTCACTGAATGAAGTGCCGCCAGTGCCAGCTGCCGCAGCAACGGTGCCACTGCCATCCACGGTGATGGAGCTGATCATGTGCGTATTGGTGGATGTGGCACGGGTGCAAGTGATATCCGTGGCCGCAGAGAACGTGACCAGCTGGCCGCCAACATAGGCGGTTCCCGCCGAAATATCGACCGCGTTGTCATCGCCAGAAGCAGCTGGCGTGATGGTGCCGCCAGTGATCAGGCCGTCAGGACGAACCACCGGCTCAAAGCCAGTGCGGCGTGACCACAGGGCCGCGCCTGATTCGAATGTGGTTGCGTCTCCAGAATCAGACAGTGCAGCCATTGGTGACTGACTCTGGCCGCCCTCGTATTGGATCTTTGCATTTTCAGCGTTTGCCATGGTTTTCTCTCCGGGGTGCTGATGCCCATTTCGGGCGGTTTACGAAATGTCAGGCACAAAAAAACCCGCTCATTGGCGGGCTGATTCGTGGGTTGTGTTGTGGGTTACTGGGTGAACGGATCGCCGTTCTCGGTTTCAAAAATCACTTCAAGGGTCACCGAGCATCCAATGATCTTCAGGCCTGCGTCTGGCGTCAGGATCAGGGTTCCGGTTTCATTCATGGAAACCGCCAAGCCACCCAGCGTTGGGTCAGGGGTGCTGGTTCCGTCCTTCATGACGGCAGCAAGCACCTCGCCATACATCGCATTGGCAGATGAAGAATATGGCTCCGGGGCTTTGTCCTTCAGGTATTCGATGACCACCTGCATGGTGTGATGAGACTTGCCATACTTCGCCTTTTCGGTCTGGTGCTCACCGTCCCACACACAAACGAATTCCTCGGCATCTTCGTATTCCTCGCGGCGAAGAACATCGCCGTCTGTAAGCGAATCCAGCCTGGCAATGATGGCTTTAACCACCTGCTCCCTGATCGTGTCCATCAGAAAAAGCCTCTATCAATAAGTCCGATCTGGCGGTCCAGCTCTTTCAGCATTTCGGTTGCTGCAAGTTCTTCCGCTTTTTTGGCGAGCCCTGGGGTTTTGTCGTAAATGTTCGGCACGGCCGGGCCACGCTTTGATCGCAAGGGCGTTCTACCGTCATAGTCAGATGCTCCAATGTTGCGCTCGTAAACCCCCTTTGCAGAGCTGCCGGTGATCTGAGCAATAAATGCGTGGCGATACCTTTCCCGCTTGCTGTCTTTCCAGATCTTGAAGGTCACGCCCTTTTTCGTCTGGCGAGCGCCGTATTCCATCAACGGGAGCGGGCTGCCTTTTATAACCAGTTTTGCGGTCAGGCCACTCAGGCTGGCAAAGTACATCGAAGTCTGGCCCCGAATGGTCTTCTTCTTCAGGGCGGCCTTCTTCGCCATTTCGTCAACAGAGATCTTGCGGCCTTGCTTTGCGCCGTGGTTAACAGATCGCTGCAATGCTTTCTGGCCGCCTTCGCGGTATGCCTTCAGCAGATTCAGAACATCCTTCAGATCGGCCGGGTTAACTCGCGCATAGCTCTGTGTCATAGCTCACTCACCACCACGCGGACTGTGTAACCGTCATTCGCAAGCTTCCTTTCAACCCGCCAGCTCTCGGAACCAATTTCAATAACGTCCTTTTTCTTGAGCGTCACAACGTCCTCGGTCAGCATTTCTGCCTCATTGCGGGTTTCGCTGGTTTGAGTTTCACCGGCTGAAACAAACTCAACATCCCGGGACAGATGCACATAAACATCGGTTACCTGGGAGCCGTCTGAATCGCGCGTCAGTGTGCAAGGAACGCCCTGGCTTTCCAAAAGCCGGCGGGCTGATCGCTTGAAGGTTCTTTCACTCATAGGTCAATCTCCACAAACTGAAACGGCCCCGGGATGGGGCCGCTTGGGTTTGCAGGCTGTTATACCTTCACAACAGCGTTTGGCCTGGTGCAAAGGAACAGCGGGTTGGATTGAGACTCAGCCTTTACACCCTTATTCATCGAAAGAGGCTCGATCTTGGTGTAGTAAGGCAGACCGTTAGTGCCAACGGTTTCAAAGTAGTTGGCGGGAGCGAATCGGCCGATGAACAGGTCGGGCACCCCTTCTGGGAAAACGTAGCCTTCATCATCCGCGACAAACTTCACGCTGCCTACCTGGCCGCGATACTGCTCCCAGATAATGCCACCGAACTCAAAACCGCCGCGAACATCATCGCGGAGGGCGGAGCCGTCCTGCCAGCGCTGGTAAGCCTCGGTTACGGCGGGGTGATCAACGAACTGCTTGAACTTTGTGCGACCAAGCACCGCGCGAACCGATGTGAACGAAACACCGCCAAGCTGATCCTCGATTTTATCGAGAATTTCAAGGCACTTCGTTCTGACTTTAGTGCCCGCGGTGCCAAGGACCAGATCATGGGTGGTTTGCGAGATACCAAACGCGGTGAAGGTGTTCACCAGCGGCGTGGTTCCGTCAGCGTCCATGATGATGCCCTTCACTGCACCGATCTTTAGGTGCTCCATGGTGGCGTCCAATTGCCGGCGGTGTTTTGCCTGGCGCTTCGCAACGTAGTTGGCAACAGCCTCTGCCTCTGACTCTGAACCAAAAGCCCGAAGGTTCTGGATCTCGTCCGCCATGATGGTGGATTCCGCCGGAAGGTGCAGCGTGTTAAAGGGAATCATCTTCCGCTTGTCGCCATTGACCTGCACTCCAGGAGCGCCACGATCGGCAGCCGGAACCAGAGCCAGCGTTGCACCGTCTTTTTCGATGCTCAGATGAGTGGTGTTGATACCTTCGTTGTCGAACAGTCCCAGGGCGCCAAGGCGGCCAGGAACGTAAGGGGTTTCGTTGATCGCAGCAGTCAGGCTCGAAAGGCTGAATGCATCGTCATTGAAAATGTCCAGTGTAGCCATGTTGTTTCTCCTGATCTCAGATTTGATTCAGCGGTTGCCGCCGATTAGCGGGTGATGATGCCGATGGCGGCAAGGTCGGTGATCGCGTCTGCGTCTTCACCGGTGAGCATTGCTTCGGCAACTTCTGCATCACGAACAACGCCAACAGCGGTCACATCGGCAGCGGAGCCATCAGCGGCATCCCAGAGAACGGCTGCGGCTGTTTCGGTGCCGTTGCTCGCGCCTGATGCGTAGGCGGTGTACTTTCCGGAAACGGTGATTTTGCCCAGCACCTGGCCAGCAGGGTAAGGGCCGCCGGTCACGGTGATGGATTCGCGGGAACGCTTGCCGTTAGCTTCTGAGACCAGAAATTCACCGGCACGGGTTGCTTCAGTTTTCATGGTTAACCTCCAGGGTTACGCTTGGTTATTCAGTTGGGAATAGGCCTTTCTTGCGTCAGGCTGTTTACTGTTGCCCGGGCCGGGCGTGTGGTGATGCTCAAGATCCTGATCAACGAGGGCTTTCGCCTCTGCGATCGCAGTCCGGAGCATCTGGGTGGGGTCGGAAACGTGCTTCATCAGCACATCGGCATCAAGGCCGCCAGCAGTTGCAATGTCTTTTACTTCTGCGGCGAGCTTCAGGCGGGCCTGAACAGTGGCCATCGGCAATTTCTCTTTGGCCATGGAAACGGCCAGCGAATCGAAGCCAGCCTCAGAACACAGCGCAATAACTTCGTCTGCGCTGGCAGCAGCCGGGTTCTTGAAGGCCTCAAGCTCGGTACGCAATTCGTCCAGGGATTTGTTCTGCGCTTCAAGTTGAGCCTTATAGCCAGCCGCTTCGGCTTCAGCCGCCCGGATCTTGCCCTGCATTTCGATCTGCTGACGGAACTGAGCCGGGTCGGCACTGGCAACTGCTTTCAGCTTGGCGTCTTTGTCGGTGGCGAAGCCCCATTCAATGGCCTCATCCGCGCCCATGTATACATCGCCACGGTCCAGCAGTTCGTTGATTTCTTCAGCGGTCTTTCCGGTGGTGGCCACGTATGCATCAACGATGGCGCTATCAATGGCAGCGATACCGGTTGCGTGATCTTCCAGTTCCTTGCGGTTGTAGTAACCCATCATCAGGGTGGAAGCGCGGTGGGTCATGATGCTGGTGCCCACGCCCATGGTGCGGGTGTCACCGCCCAGCATGATCACGGTAGCGATGCTGGCCGCCATGCCGGTGACCTTTACGTGAACTTCAGCCTGGTGGCTTTTCAGGTAATTCATGATCCGGACGCCAGAGGCCACATCACCACCTGGGCTGTTGATCTCAAGATCAATCCGATCGAGCTCGCCCAGGGCGTCAACTGCCTCGATGAATTCGCGGGCTGGCTGCTCGCCGGTAAAGTCGGCCACCCAGTCCGGAGCCCAGTCCGAACCGATGGCCCGGTCAATAACTACCTTGGCCGTCCGGTCACCGGAAGCCTGTGCTTTGAACCATGACATGGTTTATTCCTCTTGGCTGAGCTCCGCCTTACGGAGCATTTCTGATTTGCGCTTTCGGGCGTCAACGTTGGCCTGCTGAACATCGCGGGCGCGATATCCTCGCTTGGCCACGGCCGCATCCAGGCTTTCCAGATCGTTGTCCAGCTCCTTGATGACAGCGTTAACGTCTTGCTCTGGGTGAATGTGCGGCCAGCGCTGGGTGCGCCAGTCACGCTTGTTGTAGTCGTCATACCGTTGCGAGTAACCCGGAGCACTGACGGCACCGGACAGAACCGCGGCATCTGTGAACCAGAAGCCGACACGCTCGCAAACCTGATGGATGGCCAGATGGTCCTGGGCCATTTCGATCTCGCGGCGGTATTCGTTGATCATCGCCCGGTAAACCCGGTCATTGATGTTCTTCCAGTCACCGGTCATCAGCTCATAAAGTGACTTGGTGCCAGCAGCCACCGCCAGCAATTGCTGCCGCTGGAAATCGGAATAGCCGGCGCCGGTGTTGTCACCGTCAAACAGGGTCAGCTTCTCACCAGCTGCACCGGTCAGAACTGTTCCAGGTTGGGCGCTGATTTCTGGCAACGGGTCATCATCACCAACCGGTTCGCCGGTGATTGGGTCATACTGCCAATCGTTCTCGCCGGAGTATTCTTTTTGCAGGAAGCCGGTGAACGGTGCCCGGGTTTCTTTCCGGACCAGTTCGCTGTCTTCGTAGCTGTCGTATGTCTTCGCCCGCAGCAGGGCTTGAACCACATCGGGCTCGCCACGGACTTGGCCGGGGCGGAGCGGCAAATAGTGGTGAATCACTTGGTTAGCCGGAATCCGCAGAGCCTTGGCGGCCATGATCATGCCGTCGTTGTCCTGCGGGTGCTCCGGATACATCCAGTACGCAACGCGCTGGCCGCGTTTGTTGAACTCGATTCCTGCAATGATGCGATTGCCATTGGCCCGGGTACGGTTCATCGTCTCCGGAACATGGTCCGGCTCTATCACCTGCAGCTGGATAGGCACAGCCATTCCGAATGAAGCCGGGCGGGAGCGCAGCCGGATGAATACTTCACCAGCGCTTCGGCGGCTTCGGCATGCCTGTGCCAACATCCCGTAGAAATCCAGCGTGCCATCTGGGCAGGCCATGCCAGTCCAGGGTGTCCAGAGCTCGGACAAGGCGTCATTGAATTCTGTGTTGCTCGATGCAAAGAGCGGCGTGATTCCTGTGCCGATCTCGTTGACCACGTTCCGAGTGATGCCGCGCTCAAGCCATGGGTTGTTTCTGAAACCCTGGCGGGCCCGGTTTCGGAGAGTGGTCAGTGAGGAATTGAGTGCCCGGTTCGGGCCGGTGGCCGGGGCATTCCAGCCCGTGGCCCGGCGGCCATGAGTAGCGCCCTCATAGGCCTGCGCCTTGTATTTCGGCACTTCGCCAGCGCGAACACGGATTCTTGGTTTGGTCACCTTAAACCCCCTTGCTCACGTTTAGGCGAAGCCCGCGCTTCGGCACTTTGCCACCAGCCGAATCGAGCGATTCCTGAATGTGTTGCTTGGCTCGCATCAGTTCATTGATGGAGCGATATCGAACGCGCTTGCCGTCCGCAAACTGCACTTCCAGCTCGCCGGTCGCAATCGCATCATTGATCACGGTCAGATCGTCTTGGGTAAATGCCATTAGGATTGAAACCTGATTCTGGAGCGCCTGCGCTGGCGTTGAGCCGGCGGCACTGTTGATTTGCGATTCGTTGAGCGTTCTCCGTCTGCCTGGATCTCGGTGTTGCTGTCCCAGTCCCGGGCCCACGGTGGGGGTGATTCCCAATTGATCTTGTCGTAGCCCTTCTTTGTGGCGGCAACATCGGCGTAAACGAAAAGGTCAAAGGCCTCGTTAGGCCCCTTGCCGGGCTTCTCCCATTTGCCGTTGTCCAGGCGCTGCTCATAGGTCAGTTCTTCAAAGAACCAATCTCCGAGCCAGTCCGGGAAGTGGCAGTAATTCGGGCCGGGCTCTTCCCGCTCGAGGGCGTTGCTGATTGTGTCTTTGATCAGGTTCGTGTTCAGAACATGCAGCGGGATATCGCCCTTCGCGCTGGTGTGGCGATCTTTCCGGCCGGTGTTGTCAGGAAAGGTTTCCCGCATTCGCGGTGCAGTCCTTGTGCTACCACCTTTTACAAGCATCACCTTCCTATGGAGGCCAAGGCGCTTCAGAGTCCGGTAAAACTGGTATGCGTTTTCGGTGACACTCGCGCCGCCGCCCTTCTCACCTTCACCGCCTGAGTCAATCGCGGTCAGAAGCACCGGCATTTCGCGGCCACTGTTGTCCGCCAGCGGATACTTTCTTGTGATCACATGAGTGACCAGAACTTCCCAGTCCTCGATGTGGCCAACTGGATCGATTCGGCGGAGCTCTCCATCTTCGTCTTTGCGTTCAGACTTGCGGAGGCTGAATCGATCGATCACCCAGCGCTCGCCGCGCTCGCCGTAACCGATTACCTGAACCACAAACCGGCGCTTCTTACCGCCCTGAACATCCACTGCACCAAACAGGCAGCGGACACCTTCAGGCACAACCCTTTCGCCCAGTCGTTCAGAGCGCTGCTGGATTGCGTCAGTGCTTCGAACGTTCTCAGCTTTCCGGTATCGGTAAGGCCTGCCCCAATCGGTGTTGATGGTGGTCTTCAGTTTTTCCTGGGAACCGGTCTGGGCATAAACTTCTTCAGCCTGGGCAAGCTTGGAAGCCAGGCTTTCCCAAGTCTGGAAAGTGGCCGCTGGCCCTTCCATCCAGAACGATGCGATCCGGCTGGCCCGGGGCGTTCCGATCAACTCGCCATCTGGTGAAATGCTGCAGCCTTCTGGGATCCAGCGGGCCGCGTTGTTCAATGCCCGCTTGCCCTCCGCCACTACACCGCAATGTGGACAGAATGGCTTGGCAGCTTCCAGGTTGAAGTTCTCAAGCACGGGCTGGAACCATTCTTCGCAGCTGGTGCACTGCCAATAGAGCCGTTCCCGGGTTCCGAGGTTGTAAAGAGCCAACGCGCCTTTTGTTGGTGGCGCCAGATGTGGCTGTTCTGGATCCGGCTTCCAGTCTGCGTCCGTTATCTCCCAGCCCGGTGAGGTTTCCACCAGGGTCATGCCGGAAGACATAAAGGTTTGAGTACGCTTTGAGGCCAGGCTGAACGGGTCGCCTTCTCCGTTCAGGTCTTCATTCAACCGGTCGTAATCGGTCAGAGCTACGAACCGATAATCAGAGCTCGAGAGAACGTTGACCGTAGGCCACTTGATGCCCAGATAGTTGCCGGCCTTGAAGGTCTTGTCATGAACGTTGTTGTCATGGCCGTGCGGACTCATCAGAGGAACCAACTTCGGAGAGCTCCGAAGCATCCGATCAATCCGTTTCTTGCTGTACTCGCGGGCCTTTTCCTCACTGATCTGAACAATCAGCATATCCCCGGGATCACAGCTGACCACGTAGGCAACCCAGCCATCCAGCAGGCAGTTGGTCTTTCCGGATCGGGCCGGGCCAACGAAAACCACCGCGTCATAAACCCGGCTGGCCAGGCAATCCATCGGCCTGTTCATGTACGGCGTCAGGTCTTTTCGGAACTGGTCGATCTTCCCGCCACCGTCAACCACCTTCATCACTTCAACGGCGGCATCACTGACGGCAATTCTGCGGGGTGGTTTGATGAGCTCTGCAACCTGACACTTGATCTGTGATGCACAGGCCAGTGAACTCACTCGTCGTCCTCGTCTTGAACTATTCGCAGGTACATCTGTTCGCGCAGGGAATCCACGCTGTCCTGCACCCGGTTGATTGCTTCGGGTGAAAGGTCACAATCACGTTCGAGAATGTCCGGAAGGCTGTCCAGGGTGGTGGTCACCGCCTTGGCCAGCTTGCTCATTTCCAGATGGACTTCTTCGGCGGGTATCAACTGGCGGAGCTCTTTCTCAAGCTTCACCCGTTCGTTTTCTGACTGATACCAAGCCTTTCGATCTGATGGCGGCAGGGTTGAGGGATCGTCTTCTGGATCGAAAAGAATGTGATCCGAGAACAGTGCCGGGCCAACATCACGCAGCGCGTATGTCGGATAGCCGTTCTTCTTTCCGCCTGGTGTTATCCGTGCATCTTCGAGACGGCGGGCGACGGTTTTCCGGTCCATACCGAAGGCGCGGGCAATCTGACTGATCGACCAATTGTGCGCATCAGTAATGCTGTTGACCTCGCCAGCCACATCGTTCTCTCTCGTTGCCTCTAATAACCAGATGAATCAGATTTAAGTGATTGTTTTAACTGGCGTTACATTGGGGCTCTGGTGAGGCCCCATGCACCGCCAAAAATTTTACAAAAACCGCGTGGATGCGCCGCCCCCGCGGGCTAGCTCCGGCGCCAGGGTCCCCGGTTTTTTGCACCAATATGGTTCACGCGGTCACCTTGAAGGCTGTCGGATCTGTGCTGAAACACCGGATTGCGGTTACAACCGCCGGCATCACTGCACCCTTAAAGGCGCTCACATCACCAGCATCCCAAGGCTTTGCAACAGGAGAACCTGAATCGAGTTCGGACACTGGTGCCTGGGTATATTCAACGCGGGCGGTACCGGCGCTTGGCTCAACGGAAACAAAAACCTCAGCAAGCCCGGCGGGGAGAATCAGCCAGTCTCCTGTGCCATCAACTGTTTCCGCGTGGTTGTAGTGCTGGCGGAAGTGTGCATTGTCTTGAAACGCTTTATCGGACTGGTCCGCGGATAGAGTGTTCACTGGCATGGCGCATCACCTGAATAGTTTTCTGAAAAGTTCAATGCCTTGGGAGGTGAACAGCGATCTGAACAAGCCAGCGCTGTCGCTTACGATTTCATCGACCACGTTCAGGGTGGCGCTTGACTCAACAGCTGGATTGCCGGCGGCGTCTTCACCGTTCAGAGTCATGGCATACTCACCGAGCGAGAGGGTCGGCAGCTGTTGGCTCCACGTACCACCGGAGGGTGTTGGGTTGTAGGTGCCAACACCGGACACAACCAGAGTCAGGCTGGTGGCATCCCCTGCACTACCAGAGACGATCGGGGCAGTGTCCAGGGTAGTCAGCGGATTGACGCTGATCACCGGGCCAATGTCATCAACCACAGTCACGCTGAAGGCATCGTTGATGCTGCCATCGGCTGAAATCGCTGTGGCTGTCAGAGTGAACGGGGAGGCTGCAATATCGTCTTTGTTGACGTTCCCGCTCAAGACAGAGCCGGAGAACGAAAGGCCCGAATCCGTTGGAATGCCGGTCAGCGTGTAAGAGCTGGCGCCACTGAAGTAATCATCCAGATCGATGCTTACCGCGTCAGTTTCACCCAGGTTTAGATCCGAAAGCGTCACATCCTGAGTTGGAAGAACGGCCGCCCTGGTTGTGCGGGTGAAGGTGTCTGATACTCCACCAACTGTCAGAGTGGTATTGGTGGCCGTCTCGAACTCACTGCTGGCGGTGTTGCGAACTTTGATCTGGTAGCCAAGCTGAACATTTGTGCCGGTGCTGGTGAAAGCCCCAAAGCCTGCGCCAGCATCAACCGCGTATTCCCCGCCGGTCACGGAAACCGCTACATCTTCGCCCGCATCCACCCCAGCCACGGTGATGGTGTTTGACTCAGCAACTGATTCAGGCTCAACGCCAGTCTGATCTGTAAAGCTGAACGCATCCGGGGTCAGGTCTGCTGGGGCTTTCGTGGTCGATGTGAATGTGTCACTCACACCGCCGATGGTGAGCACTGTGTTCGTTGCAGTGCTATTGCTGGCGCTTGAGGTGTGCCGAACCTTGACCTGATCATTCAGCCCAACTGTGCCACTGCTGCTGGTGAATGCACCATAGCCAGATCCGCTATCAACTGCGTATTCACCACCGGTCACGCTGATGGCAATCGACTCTCCCGCGTCCACGCCAGTCACAGTGATAGCGTTCGATTCAACGGTAGCGCCTAAATCAACGCCGGTCTGATCGGTGAACGTGAATGCTGCGGGGGTTGTGTCGGCTGGTTCTTCAACGGTGATTGTGGCGTTAATGGTATCGGTGGTGCCGTCATCAAACAGCACTTCGATTTCAACTGCATCATCGCCAGTGAAGCCTTCATCTGGGGTATAGATATCAGCAACGTCATTGCCCCAGATATCATCCGCCTCAGCCGTGGCAGCATCCAGGGTGCCGTTGCTGGGGCCGTTAACAATGCGGTGATAAGTGCCGGCAGTAATCAGCACCGGACTGGAGAACAGACTGTTACTGTCAACCGAGCCCACCGGGGAGGTGTACGGGTGGGTCTGCGTGTAATCAATGCTTTTGGTGGCCGACTCCGTAGCTCCGGACACCGAAAGCGTATAACTGCCGGTTGCCAGGTTGCCGGGAAAATCAACCGTAACGCTTGTGCCAATTACCTGAGATTGAATCGCGCAGGTTTCACCGGCCAGGGTAACAGCAGTGATTTCCTCGCCGAAATTGGTCAGCGGAATTGTGACTGACTGCTGATACTGGTTGACCGCATCATCGGTATCGACTGTGCCAATGGCAGGGGCGCCAACGAACGGGCCAATGTAGCCCGTTTGCAGATCGCTGCCATTGATGCCACCAGTGATCAGATCCATTACGCGATATCCTCAACCGTCAGATCAACGTTCAGGCCTTCATTCAGAGCCGGGTTGAAATAGGAGAAATGAACCGTATCCCCAACGCTAACACCAGCAGATTCCAGATTGATCGCTGCGGTCTGTGAACTGCCGTTCAAGCTTCCGGTGGTGGTGCTGTAATGCACCGTTGATTCCGGATCGGAGGATGCACGAACGGCAATCTTAAGATTGGTGGCGCTGGGCGTCAGATCGCCAGCCTTGTCCCTGATGGTTTGCGCGGAAATGCCCTCGACTACTGCGGCATCTGTGGTTGCCTCCACCAATGTCGGGCTGGCCTGAACATTAGGGGTTCCTTCGTCATCCTCAGCAACTATGTAATAGTCATAGGCTGTTCCAGCGGAGCCGGTCGAGAAGGTAAAGCTATTTGCCACGCCTGCGGCGACCGTGACCGACTTCACCTCGGGGGCAGCAGAATCTGATGCGTCCGTCCCTGAAACCACTTGAGCGCTGTCTGGTGCGGTGGCGCCATTGGCAAGTCGGATGCCGTAGACAGTGCCTGCCTCATTGGCGGTGAAACCGATGGTGTGGCCGCTTTCGGTTGTGTTGGTTACAGCTGGAGCGCTATCCCACGTTGGTGGTGTGATATCAGCAGCTGAACCATAAGAAAGCCAGCCAGCGTTTTGATACGCAGAGCCAGAAGAACCGTCCCCTTGGCGGTGCTCAATAACCAAATTGCCAGAACCGTCAAATGTGGTGTTGAAAACCAGCACTTCGGTTTTGTTTACATTAGAGTCCTGGGTTTGCGAAGTTCCGCCATTGACTCGAACTTCCGTTAAGCGCCCAAAGCCGGCAGAGCAAAAACTGTAATACGTAACAGCGGCATTCGGCGTGCCGCCTGTGATCGTGTAGCTGGCCCATTCAGTTGAGCTGTTTTTATAATGGCCCCACCGCGCAATAGGCAACTCATCAACCCAGGCAGCATCAGCCGTTGGCAAAGAGTTAACATCAACCGCAATCTCTATTGCGCCAGCAACGTTGGCAGCAGTTAATGAAAGCCCGCTGGAGGATCCGGCTGCGGTGTTCAATCCAAGTGATGAAGAACCAGTCTGAACGTTATTCCAGGTTTTATTTGTATTTGCTGGCGCCGAGCCTTGGAATGCAAGAAACACATCTGTCATAACTTATCCTCGGGCAAGCTGCTCCTGATTAATACTTCATCGATCGCATACCACTCTTCACGGCGATCAGAATCTGGATAGGCGTGAAAGTAATCGTTGCCACCAATTGCCACGATGTTGAAGCCAATACCACCAGGGCTGTCAGAGCCCATCCACGGGACTTGATTGCTCTGAACCACGATATCGTCATCAATCCACTGGCGAACGACGCCATCCCGGACACCTGGTGCGGAATTCATCTTTGCGTAGAACTCGACTTTGCGCCATGAATCACCATAAACCTCGTCATGCTCAACGATCCCAGCCAGCGGAAGGCCGGTCTGGAGGTTGAGCAGCGTGTCAATGGTGTTGTCATTCGTGCCATCGCCATTCAGGTCCCGAATGTTGTTGTCGAAGTTGAAAGTAAACTCCATTAGGTTTTGGTTGATCGAGGAACGGGCAAAGCCAAGGGGGGCTGGATTAGCCATGCCATAATTGGTGGCGATTGGATGGCCACGAAGCGCGGTAAAGTTTCTGACCCCACCAGAAGTCTTTTCGTAGTCCCAGAACCATACTGGCCCGTTGTTTTTAGAGCTGCCAAAGCCGAAGATATCCCCTTCCCCATCCCAGCGGGACAGCCTGAAAAGCTTGCTTTGGCCTGTGAGCCCGCTCGGCGTCCAGTTCGGGCCGAAGCGAATCCATATCCGAACAAAAACCTCTGTTAACTCTTGCCCTGGGAAATACTTGGCTAAAATGCTGTCTGAATTCCACTGCCCATTTGCAACACCGGCAGTCGAATCTCTCCATGAGACATAGGATTTTCCGGTGCCGCTGCGCGTCTTGTCAGAATTTGAGGCAAGGATTTCAATGGCTTCGTGGCGGTCAGGGTGTCCGGTGGAGGGTGCCCAGACTGGATCTTGTCGAACTGCATACCAGCCCTCTGGTACTGTATGAGTTCCAGCTATCTGAACCCTATCCGGGCCGGCGCCATTCACCGGAAACGCACCAGTGTTGTTTTCCGCTAATCCGCTATGCCAGTCAGGTTGATCATCAAAAGTATCGTGAAATAGAACATCAGGATCTGCCTGTGATGCCACCGGCAACCGAGTAAGGCCAACGGCACCAACATTCCGCTCTCCGGCATTTGCAGCCTGGTTGTTGTACGCGCCGTTATTGGGCATTACTCAAAACCTCGTTTACGGCATCCACCAAGCCATGCTGGCGGATCCTGCATTCATGAAAGAGGCCACCCCACTCGCGCATGGTCAGAACAACATCCTGGCCGGTGCCGTCAGTCAGTGGCGGTAGCTGGTCTGGAACTTTGGTCAGCAGGCTTTGCGGGATCTTTACCTGCGGCGAGATCGTTGAGCAGCCTGAAAGACTCGCTATCAGTAGGAACGCACACGTTACGGAAAACAGGCGTTTGGATTTCACGGATCACCCCTCGGTCGATAACCCTTTCATTGGCCCTCAACCCTTTTAACTGGCCCTCAACGGTGGTGACGATTCCGCCAAGGTCTTCGCGTAATTTGTCCGCCAGAACCTGCTGAGCCTTCATGGCGGCGAGATCCTTGGAATCCTCAAACTTACCCTTGACCAACCAGCCCGCACCAAAGGCAGCGGATACTGCCACGGTGCCGGCAATGAGTTTTGCTTTGAGGCCGAAGATCATCAGGAATCGTCGTTTGATCGGTTGCGGAAGAACGCGGTGACGGTGGCAAGAATGCCAATCACTGCCGTAATAACGGTTGCGCCAGCGGTGCCAATCTGCGTTATCACTTCAGGCTCAGTCACTCTCAGCACAACAATGGTGATGATGACCGGAGCCCAGATCAGAAGCAGGCGGCGGAAAACGCGGTGGCGGTGAAGGAAATCAGGCATGGCTACTTGTCCCGCGCCTTTTCCAGAGCATCAATCCGAGAGTGAAGCATCTTGTCCCGGAGCAGCTGGGTTTCTTTGGCACTCTCGGCTTCGCGCTTGGTCTGGTACTTGTCGAAGCGCTCATCCATGGCGGCTATGGTGTGCTCAATGTTCTGAATACGGTTGAGAACCACGCCCATAGTGCCGGTAAGATCGGTGATTCCCTTACCCACCCAGATAATGGCGGCCAAGATCAGTGCTGCGATCAGGCTTTGTCCGTGTCTTTCCCAAGTCGTTGCTGCGTCTTTAGTCATATCGGACCTTCAATCAACCAACGCCAGCCGCTTGTAATTCTTGATCGCTTCTTCCGGTTTCCCGGCGCCGAGGTGGGTGTTGTAGTGCGCCTTCCAGTAGTCCGCCAGCCCATCCACATCAATGGCAGAAGGCAGGCGCTCCGGGACTCGCAGGTAATGAACCCGAGCCATGGCACACGCATAGTAAAGATTGCCCGGGAGCTGCTGAGATAGCCGGCCAAAGTGCTTCACGCTGGAAGCCAAGTCAGGCTTGAAACTCAGAAAGTTGTCCCAGATATCGTCATGTGTCCGCGGCTCCATCTGGAAGATGCCCAGAGCTGGCCCACCCACCTGATGAACGTACTTGCCACACAGGGATTCAGTGGCGGCCGTCAGCATGAGCAGTTCTTCAGCGGCTTCGGAATACAAGCCCAGACGATTGAGAACAGGCCGGATGATGTACTCACGCAGTTGTCCTGGGTGAATGCTCATGGCGACCTCCGAGAATAAAAAGCCCTCCGGGACGGGAGGGAAACGCGCTGGGGGCGCGGAGTAGGCAATAAAAAACCCGCGAACCGGGAAGGCTGCGGGTTTCTGGGGATAGTCGTGGATTCTGGGGATATTGAATCACTTTTTTCGCAAAGGCGCAACCCTATGCTAAAAAATCAATCGCTGTGCTTACTCCCATGCTCCATGGCTTATCTTCTCGGCATTTTATGCCATGCACCAGATCCTTGATTCTCTGCTCTATGGTTTCCGGGAATAGGCTGGCATCAACATGCTTTCCAATTTCCCCGGTCTTAACATCTTCGATGAATTCCGAAATCTCATCTGTGAGCGTGAACCATTCACCATGCTGCCTATCCTTGGCGAACTTCTCATGAAGTGCAGTTTCGATCTTTGGAGAGCCAAACACCACAGCAAACAGTTTGATCGGTGCCGGGCTGCTGTTCCGTAAGCTGCTCATTCTTTGCTTGAGCCTGGTGGTTACTCCAATCTTTACTATTCTGTGCTGACGGCTTCCAACGAGATATGTCCAGGCCTGCCCATACTGCAGTGTAATGTCTCGCTTCATGTGGTCGGCGGGCGTCAGCGCCAGTTGATCAGCGAAGAAATTCAGGGCTGCGTCTATATGCCTCTCGCACAGCAGCGAACCTGGCGCTGGCTTTTCGTGGCAGTGGTTGGCATCACAGATTTTCGGATAGTCTTTGGTGTTCAGTAGCCGGCTGAATGGTTCAATCAGTTCAACTCGTTGCATGGTTGCCTCACGAAGCCTTTCTTGAAATTGCCATAAGTGCAGAGGTTTCTGCCTGCTCCACCATGTTCATGATCCGATCGTAGTCGCGTGAAAGGTTCTTTGAGCGCCATGTGGATTCGGGAATATCGCACGCCTTTGCTCGAGCATTTGCAGATGGCAATTTTGTCCCGGTTCCATTGCAGCCGCCACACTCAACAAAGCGGTTGCCAGTCTTGGTTTCACCCCTGCCCTTGCACCACCGGCATTTCTTCGGACTCACAAAGTCCTGAATCATGAAAGCCGCCAGCGCGGAACGTGATTGAGGTTCTATGGCCGCCAGCTGTTCACTGGTTGCAGCCATCAGCTCATCCAGCTCACCTACGGCCGTGATCGCGCTTCGAACGTCATCGCAATACTTCGCCATGACCAGGTGGTAATCCAGTGAGGAAAGCCCGGAGCAGGCAGCCGCCACATCCATCTTGTCCAGATCTGCCTTACCCCCGAATATCAGCCCGGGCCGCAAGCCGTGACAGGCCATTTTTGCCATAAGATACGCGCCTCGATTAGAACTCATGCCTTTCCCCCTCGCCTATCATTCACCCAATCAGCCCGCCAGCCTGTAAACCTGTGATCTTTCGTTTCCATGCGGTACTGCCTGGCCGCATTCTGTTTGATCGTTTCGTACAGTACAGGCGGGTATTTCCTCGAAAGCTCAATCAGTGCAGCCTTGTAGGCTTCCCGGTCCTCTGTATAGGCCAGATCCACCAGCTTATTGGCCTCGATGTGCTCTGGACGCACGGTCAGCCCCAACTTCGTCAATCCGCTTCAGGAGGTCGTTGATCTTTCGTTCTTCAAGCGATTCGCTTGGGGCCTGATCTTGCTCAAGGTCAATCTCACCCATAAACATCAGGCAACAGACAGCGTGCGCGGCATGGTGCAGACCGCTTTCCTCGTCATACTTCTCACCACGGCGGAGTGCGTTGATGTGGCGCTTTGCTGCTGAACGGTAGCGGGTGTGCAGATCCGGAACGTGGCGCCAGTTTTCGGCATCGTATTTCTGGGCGCCGAAGGTCAGAACCTTGGACACTTCCAGCTCCATGAGGGGCGGCATCAGATCCATGGCTGGTTTTTCACCGTCAAACTTCCGGCCAGACTCCGGGGCATAGGGGTTGTGAACCGTAAACCCATTCAAATGGCCCTTGCAGTCAGGTGTCTTGCATCCGAATCGGTCAACCTTGGCCGCGTTTTCCGGAACACGCAGATGATGCCCGCAAGAAAAGACTGCCCACATTTCCAGCGCATTGGGGCCTGGGTAAACCATGCTTCCCTCGTTGCACAGGGTGCACTGGGCTGGGGCAACGACTTTGGAGTCATCTTCGACGGCCAGTTCATGCCCGCAGCTATATTCATAGGTAATCATGCTGTCACCTTCTCCAGTTGCGGAAGAACGTTGCTGCTCAGGTAAACCTTCAAGCCTATCTTCCGGGCCTCTTTGATCTCTGCGTGCGCTCCGCTGCTGTACTGCCAGCCATCCACCAGAACAACGGCATCACAACGGCGCATCAGCTCCATGGTTCCATCCCGCCAGAAGTCATCATCCGCAAGCCCTGGGAAGTCATGATCAAAGTGAGCTGTGTTGACAGTGGGGAGGATAGGAAACCAGCCCTTGCGAACGCAGAGGCGGCCAACGTGCCGAGCGGCTGCTACGTTCTGGGCTACACCTTCCCGGGTTTCGGCGCGATAGGGGCCGGCTACATACACCAGCTTCATGCCCTGCTTCTTCTCGGGCACTGGGCAGCCTGTAAGGATTTCGTGCCATGGAATGCCGTTTTCAGTGTTCACCGGCGGGAATTTTTGGTTGAAATGATCAGTGATCGGCTTCATCGCTTTCGCGAAATCGGCCGCGGTTGGCCAGTTTGGCGGAGTAATTTTGATCCTCTTGCCTTCGCTCACTTCGTAATCCCCCATACCAGAACCGCCAGCAGTGCGGCCACCAACCCCATGCCGGCAGAGAATGCGCCAGCCACCATCATGGCGAACAGGTCGGACACCATGAGTCGTCTTGTCAGGAAAAGGCAGTAAAACATCACGAAAATGGGCAGGGCCCACCATGAAAGTGAAATCGTCATTGATGTTCCTCCGGGATCTCGAAAATCTCATCTTCGCTTTGCCAGCCCGAATAACCCTGATCCGTTTCAATTTTAACGGTGCCAAAAAGCCACCCAATTAGCCCGGCCCTTCGCCGCACTATCCTGCAGCGCTCTACATACAGGCCGAAGCAGATCGTTGGTGCGAACCAGTGTGTGTAACTGCTCACGCTCTCCACCTCCCATCAATGATATGAATCAACGAGGCTAGGCCGTTCGGATAGATCACCGCATGGCTGTTCAGCCATGAGCTGGGGCCATCGTTGTACTCGAGACGCAGGACAGAGCTGGTGCCCACCTGCAGGACGTTCTTGTAAATCCCGGGCGTGTGGCTATGGCCGAGAATGTAATACCCGCCGAACTTGGTGAACTGCTTGGCGCTACCGCGGGAGCCGTTGGCGCCGATGTGGCCGTGGTTGCTTATGTCGTAGAGGCCAACCACCATGCCGTTGTCGTGATCGATGAACTTGAAGTTGCGATCTGGCAGGTATTTCTGGAACCACCACTCAAGCGGGTTCAGGAACTGGTCAGAGTCCTGGGCCTTCTTCAGCTGCTCCATCCGGATTTCCATGAACGTCAGGGCGTTTTCCGGATCCTCGTTCGGGTTGCAGCGGTTCAGCCACTGGTCAAGGTGTTCGTTGTGGTTGCTGCCCACGAAGATAATTTCATCGTCCTGATCGGAGATTTCCCGCATACCAGCCACCAAGCGATCCAGTTCGGCACGGATGTTGTTCTTGCCATGGTGGTGCTTGTGGAACTTCAGCAGCGGGTTGCGTTCGTGATGGTGGCTGCCGGAATAGAAGTCCAGTACATCGTGAAGGATCAGCTTTTGAGGCTTCAGCACTGCCTTGATGGAGTCACCGGCCGTAAACGTGGCGGTCTTCACCTTCGGGCAAATGTAATCCCAATGGATATCCCCACAGACCAGGCCAAGGGCTGGTGGTGCAGGCTCATAGCCTTTCGGGGTGAATCGCAGGTTCAGATCATAGAAACCGCCGGTATCGTCTGCCCGTAGCTGGCGCATCCAGAACAGATTGCCATCTGTCTCAACTACCAGGGCACCAATGCAGTGGTTATCGGCTGCAATCTTGCCGGCCTTGGTGTCTGAGTAGTTGGGTTCGGTGACGGATCCGGTGGTGTGCAGGATCTTCGGGAGCTTTGCGTTAGGGGTTGGGATCGGCAGCATTTCTATCTGGCCGTGGCCGAAGATCCCCGATCGCTTCCCGGTCACTGTCTCAAATCCGGATAGCGGGTGCTTGTTGGTGGCGTTCACCGACACATCCGCCATCAACATCAGGTTATCGTTCAGCTTCTCCCGCTCGGTTGCGAAGTACGGAACCAGGGGAGCGGCCCACCACTTTTCCTCTTTCCCGTTCTTGCTGGTGAGCGTGATGTTTTCGTAGTTCACCGGAATCACTTTCAGCTTGGCGTTGAAGTGTTCGCAGTATCGGAGAAGGCTTTCAAGGAAGGGCTGGTGTGGCTGGGTGTTGTTCTGGGCAGAGGTGATGACGTAGCGGGTAATTCTGTGGCCTCTTTGCTTTGGCTCCGCCAGCAGTCCCTTGGCTCTTATCCTCCGCATTCGTTTCTTCATGGCCACCCGGCTGATGCCAAGGTATTCAGCGGCCTTTACCTGATTCCGGAACAGTTGAACGGCATCAATGGTTTCCAGATCGATCTGCGTTGCACTCATGGGGTGATCCTTTCGGGCTCCAATTCGTCAGAAATGACCACGCGCACACCCCCACCCTTCACAATCGGCTGGCGGACTATCGTTAACTGGTCAATCTGTTCGTCGTCTCCCCACACCCCAGCGTGTGTTAAAGCGTCCAGTATGGCCTTGGGTAAGTTGTCCAGATCCCGGGCCCGCCGGTCTGGGGCATTGGCCCCAATCCAGACAGACACCCGGCCGTGGATCTTCTTGTGCTTCAGGCCAATGCTGGAAAGAACGGCTTTCCGGTATGCCCTCCCCTTTTCGCTGATCAATACCCGTACCCGGCGCTTGTGGATGGTGCTGCGCCAGTAGGTGTTCACCGAGGGCGGCCAGGGAAGATCGAAAACCACTTTCATTTGTATCGGCTCCCTTTCTGTCCTGGCTCATTGCTGCCAGTGCAGGCGTTGTCGTGATGCGTAGCCCGCGGGCATCGCTTGTTGCCGCACTCAGGGCAGACAATCATGGTGAACATCGTTACTTTCCAACCGGTGCGCTCATCCACTTTCTTATCGGCACATGAGTAGCAGCAGTTGCCTGTCATTCCGCCCCCTTGCGCAGCAGGCCGGCGTCATATAGTGCTTCTACGTCAATGCGGGTGCTGTTGCTTCCAGGGTAAGGGCAAGCATTCATGGCAGCCTCGATAGTTTCCGCCCGCTCCTTCTGCTCTTTGGCGTAGTGCTCCCTCTGGATCTGGTCCTGTTGTTTCTGCTTTTCTGGACGATCAACTTGGGACCAAAGATCACGAATCATGCCCTTCACCGGGTTGTCGTAACTCATCCGCCCGGTTTCGGCGGCAATGCGCTGAAGCATCCAATAGGGCCAACTGCCCGGGGCAATCTTCCAGTCTTGCCATTCTTCTGGCGCCCTCTCTGGCAGGTCCTTCACCCAGGCCTCTGGGTCTGACTTGGTGGGGCGTGGTATTGCACCGCCCGGGAGTGTGTCGTACGCCCACGATGGATCTCTGTAATGAACCAAGGAGTCAACACCCACCGCCCAAGCCTCAACTCCAACGCCATTTACTACTCGCCAAAAAACATCGCTAAAAACACTCTTTCCGGAAATAAAGTGGGTGGCCCCGAAAGGGATGTTCTCATCCCACCACGCCGGATCGCGCAGCTGCTGTTCTGTTGGTCTTTCCATCACGCCACCTTCCTGAATTGATAGCCTTCCTCGATCAGAAGGCGCTGGGTTCTGATGACGCCCTCCAAGTGCCAAAGGTCACGCTCTGCCCTTGTGTGCGTCTTTGCATAACCGCCATCAAGCCATGAGTGGCACGCGCTGCAGGCATAGGCCCCTTCATGGTCATGAGCTTTCATGGCCATCCCTGCCCCGTTCAGGTGAGCCAGAACCGTCGTTGACCAGTCACCATTGCAGACGAAAGGAACACGAACTTGGCAGGGCTTTCCCTCGGCGCTCTGGCGTATTGGTGTGGTCTTTGGCCGGCTGGCGGACTTGCGGCTGGGCTTTCGCTTGATCGGGGCCCTTGCCTTCAGCGGTGTTTTCCGGGTCATGGGTGTTCGTTTCATGCTTCATTCCCCAGGATCACGCGATCCTCTTTGACTCTGATGTACTTCGGCAGGCGGCCGTCATTGCAGGCTTTCCGATACCATCCAAGGAAGCGGGCCTCATTGCCGCGGGAGTGGTGCCACAGGTAGCGGCTGAGTTTGATGAAGCGGGCTTCAATGAAGTTTTCCGGTTTCGGGTTCTCCATCTGGGCCGCCTTCAAAGCCGCCAGCGCGGTTAAGGCGCATTCACTCGGGGTTCCAGTGTTTGCTTTGGCCGATGGAGCCACCAGAAGGATCAACACCACAAACGCCAGGCTCCACCAGATTGCTTGTCTTGGGCTCAGTCGCTTTTTCATGGGCGATCCTCCTGTGGGTTCAGTCGCCTGTGTATTCCGTTCCCATGGGGCCGTGGCCCCTTGATCTGTCATCAAGCTTGAACAGCTTGCGCCGAAGCTCTCTCCGCTCATCTTCCAGTTCGTTGCAGAGCAGTCGGAGCTGCAGCACTACATCCGCCAGCGGTAACGTGGCGCCTGTTTCCTTGCAGACAAACCCGCTGCTCTCGCATCCCGGGCATGGCATCTGGTGGAAAAGGCCCTGAACCATGCCCTGACCTGAACAGTCGGGGCACTCTTTCAGCGGGATCTTCTGCTGGCGGAATGATGGTCCGGACCTTTTCAAGCGCTTTCCTCCGTTCACTCAATTGCGTTGTTCACGATTAATGAACAGCCGACGGCGTAAACACATCAGCCGGTTGTACTTCACACCCGCCGGGCTTCTGTGGCTGCTAACCCAATACACCCGGAACTTTCCATCAATCATTCCACCGCTGGTTTTCTGGTGCGCCCCAGGCTGCAAGAATCCAACGGCTGTCTTGATGCTGTTCGGGAATACTCCGTTAAACCTGGCAAACCGCGAATCAGACAAATTGTGACCAGTCACGGAAATGTGGTTGCAGTTTGTCTGGGTTCTCATGGCTTCACCCACATGGCACTGAATCCGATGGAGAACAGAACCACGCCAACACCGTAGGCAATCAGCAACCTCTCGTTCCGGTACAAAAGCGGGCAGTAAGCGCCGGCCACAATTAACGTCACGCTGGCCAGCAGCGGGATCAGGTCGGAGAGGATGCGGAGCCAGAAGGTCATGCGTATCGGCTCCCTGGCTGTCCCATCACGCCGCTCCTTTAGGCCGCTCAATCAGGTGACCGTGGAACCATTCTTCTTGAGCGACCTCTTGCACCCAAAAATTATTTTTCGGCTTTTCGTTGCGCGAAGCAGGACAGACCAGCCAATCTCCAAAGTCCCGCTGCAAAAAGCGATTCAATGCTGGGCTGTAATGAGTGGCTCCATCTGGCCAAGATTCCGACGATTGCAACTGATCTTTAGTTGGTGCTTTCATGCCGCATTACCTCCGTTTGGCGAATAACCCCCATGCTGGCGCTCCTGGTAGTAAAACCCAGGCACGGCAACGGACTTGAAATACTGCTTCCAGACCAGGTCGCGATCCATCAGCCGAATCAGAGAACGTCTGGCCTCAAACTCAGTCACCTCAAGCGCCTCGGCAATTTGTTCGCAGCGCATGGGCTCCTGGCCATCGAGGAGCAGCATGGTTCTGGCATCGAATGCTTCTTCACTGGTCATCAGAACCACCTCGCTGTTTTCTGCGCTACCCAGGGTAGGAACTTGTAGCCGGTGAACCAGCAGACGATGCACATAATCACCAGTGCCGGCCCCTCTCCGATCAGATCACGCAGCAGCCACGAGGCAACAATCACAAGCGCAATGACCGGCATGACGATAGCCATCGAAAGCGCAAACTCTTTCAGGTCTTTGTTCACTCGATCACCCTCCACAAGCACCCCATACAATCGCGGTCTGCTTTGCCCTCTTCGCTCTGAGCGTACTGACACGCTCCTGAAGCCGCTTCATTCCAAGCCGTCCTCACAATACTGAAACGCTTTGAGCCGTCCTCCTTGAAGCCGTCAGGCACGATGTAGGGCGAACTCAGTGCAGAGCGGGATCGGTTGAAGCAGGCTGGCTTACGTTGTCCTACTGGATTGTCGGACAATCTGATTGTCATATTAAAGCCTCCTGAATCGGTGCGCGGCTCCACTGCTCTGCGCTGTTGTGTGATTCGATTCGAGCGGCCATTAACTCAGCTCTCCATTCTTTGCTTGGCGGCTGATAAGTTCCTCTCCAGGCTGAATCAATACCAATGTTGCGCCCGACGTTCGTGCTGTCTGCGCTGGCAAACGGCAACTTGGTGAACACAGCAGGGTCCAACATCCGGAGGCCATGCAATCGAGTAACGGGGCGGCCATGCTCATCACAGATGGCATTAAGCGCTTCACTGATTCGCGCCCACCAGCGAGCATTGCCAATCTGCGAGAATGCTCCAGAGCTGCCAATGCAGACACGCGGCCAGAAGTGAGCCAAGTCGAACAAGCGCTCAATGGATTCGTGCATGTGCCAAACTGGCGCGGAGTAGTGCTTTTCGTGTGGCCATTCGCGGATCAGGTCATCGTTGGCAACTTCGTCACCGTCGATAACGTCCGGAATGACAGCAAAGTCAAAGCCGGGATGTGACTTCAGGCCGTCTACCCATTGATAGAATGGCGTCCAGTCGGTGATTGCCTCGCCGGACTTCCAGGCAGTGAAGGCGCCGTTATCCACCGCGAAGCTCTGGCAAAGCTCGGCGGCAATCTCCAATTGGTCCGAGTGCATGAAGGACACAAAGGCATGGCGGCCCTGTAGCAACTTTGCGGCGGCTGTGGCTGGAGTAACTGGCAATCCGTGGTAATGAATCATTGCCAGCCCCTCCGAGTCTCAATATCGACGCCGTGGTGATGAGCGCTGATCGTTTGCTGCCCTCCAAAGCGCTGATAAGACTGGTCTGCAATGTCCTCTTGGTAGGCAGCTGTGAAGCTCAGGAAGAATCCCGCGATGTTCTCAACCATGATGGTCTGCGCGGAGCGGATCTCGACTCGGTACGCAATGCGCTGTTGGTTGTTCGGACATTCGCACTCAAACTTAAAGCAGTAAATATTCATCGCTCACCTCCACACACAAAAGGCACATCAGTCCGAAGTTCAGGCCGATACCATGTCTCACGCACCCTCGGCTCATGCTCTTTCGGCACAAGCTCAAGCTCTCTGGTGCAGCGCTCCATGAAGAACTCGCCACAGTGAATGCCGTTGTGTAGTGGAATGCCTCGCTGGCAGTAGGTGCAGGTCATGCGGCGTTACTCCCTTCCCGAAAGTTCGGTGAATGCTGCTGCAGCCACAACCGCATCTTGTCCGTTTCCAATGGCTCTAAGTCGGTCCACCCCAAAGGCCTGTTCATGAGAAATTCGGCATAACTTGGGTTTACCGCCAGGCCAGGTGTCTCTTCTCCGCCTTCTTGCAAATGCCTCCAGGCAAGATAATCCGCCAGATTTGACCTGTGCTCTCCAGTTCTCGCCCGTGCCCAAGCTACTCCGTGGCTGCCCATGCTCGCCGTTGGCGTTGGCACAGATCCATACCCTGAATCTTTCGTGATCACCGCCGAGGTCTCGCGAGCCCAGCACTCCCCATTTCGCATCAAACCCCAGCGCGGCCAAGTCTCCGAGTACAACTCCCAATCCCCGAGAAGTGAGAACTGGGGAGTTCTCCACGTAGACGTCTCCGGGTCGAACTTCGCCAATGATTCGAGTGAACTGAGACCAAAGGCCGGATCTTGCTCCGCTAATACCGGCACCTGGTCCGCATTTGGATATGTCCTGACAGGGAAACCCTCCAGAAATAACGTCAACACGGCCTCGCCATGCTGTTCCGTCAAAAGTCGTAACGTCGGACCAAATTGGGAAAGTCGGGAGGCATCCATCATTTTGTCGTTGCGCCAGAACCCCTGCGGAGTAGGCATCACGCTCCACTGCGCAGATGGTTCGCCATCCGAGTAGGTGGCCTCCGAGAATGCCTCCACCGGCTCCGGCGAAGAGTGCAAGTTCACGGAGTCCATGAGCGCTTTGCTGAATAGCCATGTCATGCCGCCTCCTTGCGGATCTCGCCTGCCGTCATGGGACCGGCCTGGTACATGGCGCGGAGGACTTTGCCGAGTTTGGTGTGTTGGCCTGGGGTTCTCATGCGGCAACCTCCCTTTCACCCATGCGCTCCAGTTGTTGCAGAACGGTGTGATGGGAAAAGCCGTGCTGTTTGCACAGGCGGTTCAGGCCAAGCTCTGAGGCTTTCAATTTCAGCCGGTCGCGCTCGGCAATGCAGGCCAGTATCAGGCGGCGCTCATCCTCAGGCACATTGCAGGGCATCCCGTTCGCCACCTTGGCGATAGTCTTTTCACCGCGTGCAAACTTGTTGGCCAGACTGCGATTTGAAAGCTCAATGATCTGACTGCGCAGCTTCCGGCCTTTCAGGTACAGAGTGCAGATTTCATGCAGGCTCATGACGCACCCCCAACCCGGTAGGATTTCCAATCAAAGTCCAGGGCGCGGCCACCACCCTCGCGGAGACGGTCAACGACTCGCTCACCGACGCACAGAGGCAGATCCTTGGCTTGCAGGTTGGTAATCAGGACGGTGGGGCGCTCGGCCAGGTAGCGGGCGTTAATGGCTTCATACGCCACGGCTTGCTCGAACTCCGTGAAGTTCTGCATACCGACTTCATCAAGAACGGCCAACCGGCCCTTGGCGAAATCCTTGTACGCATCTTCTTCGGAATGCTCCGCGCCTTTGGAAAACGACGCTTTCACGTACCGGACAAGCTCAGAGAAGGTCCAGTAGTACGATGGCTGGCGAGTCTCCCGGATAACGCTTTCGATCAGAGCGCAAGCCAGATGAGTTTTCCCGTTTCCAACCTTGCCAAGCATAAGCAGGCAGCGACCGCCGTGGTCGTCCTTTGAGATCAGATCCGCGTATTCCCGAACCTTGGCAAGATGGCTGGCTGCTTTTTGGTTTACTGCCTCAAAGTTATCGAAAGACTTTTTCCGAAAGCGGGAAGGTATGCCAGAATCAGCAACCATTGAATTGATCCGCCGCACCTCACGCTCTGCGTTTTCTTTGATGACCTGCTGCCTGGCTTCTTCATCCCACTGCAACTTCTTGCAAGTCGGGCAACCAGCCCACCCAGGCGTAACAATGTTTCCTTCGCCGGAGTAATGCTTATCTTCGAACTCTCCATGAATCTCACATTCGCCTTTGCGCTTGTCGGTAAGCCCGTTCTTCCGGTTTAGGCGATCTTCCAGGCTCTCAATCTGCTCAGAAATTGGCTGCGTCATCGGACACCCCCTCAATCAATCCTTCGCTGTAGTCGCGCTCATCGAAGCCGTTGTGCCGGCTATGCATCGGGTGGATCTCAGCGGTCGGCTTCTGATTGCTCATCCAGTTGTTCAAGAATCGCGTCATGCCCCGGTTGGTTTTCTGCCTGGCTGGGTTTGCGATTAGCCAAAGGCGGGCTTTCTGTAGCTGGTATTCAACGTCAATCCGTGGATAGGTCGATTTCAGCTCGGTGACAAAAGATTCCTGTAGCTGGAAGGGCTTTTCGTCCTTGGTGGGGAAATCTCTGACGCCTGCCGGTGATTCAGATTCGGCTGGCGAGGCATCCGAAGATGCGGAGCCTTGTTGTTTTTCAGGATTCAGGAATCCGGAATCAGGATTCAGGAATCCGGAATCAGCACGGCTATACTCAGGCTGGCCCTGGGCTTGTCCGGGGCTTTCCGAGGCTTCTTTCTTTTCAGGGGGTTGCGGGCCTTTTTCTGGCGGGCCAGGCAGTTCACTCGCCGGTTCGCGGTGATGCGGATTCTGATGTTTTTTAAAGTTGACCACTTCAATGCAGTCTTTGTTCTCGTTGCGGTAAACCGTTACGAGGCCAGCCTCGGAAAGCCTCGTAATTTCAAGGCTTACATCAACGTCGTCAGCCGGAAAAATTTCCAACTTGATCTTCTTTGGCCTGTTTTCGAGCCGACCTTCTCGATCCGCCATATTCCAAAGGCCGATAAATAGAAGCCTCGCCTGAAACGGAAGCTCAACCAGCGCCTCATTGCGCCAAAAACCGGGCTTGATATTTCTTGCTCTAGCCATCACTGACCTCCAGATGCATCAATTTGAAAGAGTTTTGTGCGGCTATTTGTTCGCGCTTGACCCTGGGAAAAAACTGCAACTTGGTCAGGGTGATATAGTGATGCTTCGAACCATAAAGGGTTGTGGGGATCGACTTGGCCGGGATTTAGCGCCTCAAGCGCCATATCAGAAATATATTCTGCAAGACCATCTTCGGTATTCTTCCGAATACTCCAGATGGCCATGCTCAGCGGGCATCGAAAAAACTCGCGCGCCGGGTTAATCCGGTACTCAACAAGATCTGCATGAACCATGCACTCAAGCTCACGAACCGCCGAGGTTTCCAGATAGTAAGCCGGCGAATAATCGTCAGCTACGCCAGCTCCTGCGGATAGCTCTTCCGCCCGCTTAAAAACTGACCTAGTTGTGAAGCCGATCTTATAAACGCCGTTCATGGCAAAGTTGTGCATCACATAGACAAAGCCGTAATCGCTCATGCCTGCCCCTCCTCACGCTCTTTCAGAAGCGCTCTGTTCAGCTCTCCCTTGGCGGCGGCATATCGGCTGGCTATTTGGCGGAAATCTTGACTACCGGCTGGCTCAAGCTCGACGGCCAGCCAGCGAAGCCAGACATTCAGTCTGAGCTTCATTATTCGGGCCTTGCGGTGGAGTTCGTTCATGGTTATGCTTACCTCTAGATCGTTGATCGAAAGCCCGGTATTTGGTTGGTAGCCTGCCGGGCTTTTTTGTGTCTGTTTGTCAGGCCAGATTTCCGACACGGCCCAGGTCGTACTGCTACAAGTTCACTGCTTTGATGCGCCGGCCGGGATCTCCCAACCCTTTCCGCATCTGTGAAAGGCTCTGTCCGGAGTTGCACCGGCTCTCACTACTTACAGCAGTCGCAAGGTCCGACAACGATTCATGTGCACCTTCCTCGCCGCCTCTACTTGCTAGCATCGATCTCGCAGATGCTTTCAGAGCCTTTCCAGATGCGCTCTCTTTCGAGAGCAGTTCCTTTCCCCCATCAGCGGGAAGTTGCAATCCTCATCTTTCCGTTAACCTGAATGAAACAGGTGGAGGAAAGAGTCATGCCGCAGACTTTCTTGATTGGCGATATTCGAAGTTTTCCTGGCGCAGCTGGGCATCCGTTACCTGCCCGCCGGTCAGCGCTTCGATTACCTGGCCATAAGAAGTTTTCCGCTGGCCGAAAACCTCGATGATCTCGGTTTCAGGCAGAACGCCAATCTCAAACCATTTCTTCACGGCTTGAGGGCTGCGATTGCAGGCGCGTCCGATCTCGCTGAACGCGCCGTAACCGAGAATCTTGTGGGCTTTCTTTAAACTGGTCATAAGGCAAGATTAATCTAGCAGTTAAAACTTTGCAAGCGGAGTTGAAACTACCATTGGCCTGATTTAATTATCGGGGTGAGATAAAGTTCCCGGCATGAAACTTGATACAGATTTACAGAAGAAAGCGTTCTCATCGCGCCTTAATGAAGCCGCTAAAGCGGCTGGCCTGCACCACTATGGAATGTATTCGGATCTGGCCAGACACTTTGATATGTCCGTGGCCGGGGTTCGGAAGTGGTTCACTGGTGATGTGATTCCATTACAAAAAATCGAGCAGCTGGCACTGTATTATCGTGTCAGGCCGGAATGGCTTCGGAATGGCACAGGGCCAATGCGGGAAGTCCAGGGCATCGATCAGGACGGCAGGCTGCAGCAGGTCGAATTGCACAACATCCCCCTGGTGAATGCCGAGCAATGGAAGGATTACGCCAACGGCCAGCTCCAAACTTCAGACCTCCCCACCGTCTTGGCTACCGGGAAAATGAATCCAGGGTGTTTCGCAATACAGGTTGAAGATAACTCGCTATCGGATCGCGTACTTAGAGGTATGTATGTAGTGGTGAATCCCTTTGAACGCCCGGGGCCCAACGATCTGGTGGTGGCTTATATCAATGAATCGTTCGTCAGCGGGGCGCTGGCAAAGCGGGACACCTATCAGATTATTCCACCAAACACCGATTTCCGGCCCGTTGATCTGGGCCATGAGCCCGACATTCTTGGCGTTATGATCTCGGTAGTTCAACAAAACTTGAAACAACCGTCATAATTTACACAAGTTTACAATCCCCCCTTCCGCTTATAGTCAGTAACTGAGCATACTATCATCCTAAGCGACACATTCTGGTGCATTGCCAGATTTCCACGGATGGATTACTGTATCCATATACAGTCAAAAAAAGGAGTTTTGCGTGACCTTCCTGAGCCTTGACCTCCGCACCGACACTTACACCTTCCTTAATGCCGAAGGTCAGGCCGTATCCCTCTCCCCTTCCCAGGTTTTCAACTATGAGCCGGCGCTGGAAGCACTTCCTTTAGAACACCAAAGCCTGATTGCTCATAAGATGGTAATAACTGCAACTAAATCTGCATAATGAGAAACTTTTTTATCTTCCTTTCATAGAGTTTTAACCGCCAGTTACATTTTTTTGGGTTTTTGACTTGCGAACCTTTTACTCTGAGTTTAAACTCGGAGTTAAAGGTTGGAGGAACAAGTCATGAACCAGAAATTCACAAACACAAAAATCGAGCTTGGGGCAGATGCCGAATCTCTGAGCGGCCAGCAGCGGATTGTTCTCCTGATGGTGTGCATGGGCCTGACCGACAAGATGATTGCCAAGGCGATCAATCGCAGCCCGGAAACCGTTAAAACCCATATCAAAATTCTGTTCTCTCTCTTTGGCGTTGATACCCGGGCCGGCCTGGTCCGTGAAGCCATTCTCCACAAGATCGTTGTTCAGGTGGCCGCTGTGTTCCTGGCCGCCCTGATGATGCCTGC